GCCGCCCATCATGGCGGGGTCCATCGGGGGTGCGCCACCCATCATGGCGGGGTCCATTCCCATCATGGCGGGGTCCATTGGAGGAGCTCCGCCGGCCATAGCCGGGTCCATGGGGGCTGCGCCCTGCTGGGCCGCCGCTGCCTGGGCCTCTGGGGTCATCGGGTTGAAAGCTTCTTTCGAGATGTTTTCTCGGGCCTGTTTCAGCAACTTATGGTCTAGCATGATTCCTCCTGTGATTAAATCTTTGTGTTTAATATACCAGCTATGTCACTTATTTTCCACTATTACAATAGGCGTGTCGATGTCTATCTCACCCTTATTGAAGGCTTCCTGAGCCTCTTTCACTGTTCTGAACGTCTTCTTGGGTTTCTCCTTCTTGGCTCTGGTAGCTAGATAGAGGCCCTGCACAAACTCCTGACTGGGAGTATAATTGGCCCTGAAGCTCCGTGCGCTAAGAAGGTTGCTTTTCGGCATCATCTTCTCTCTCGCCTCTTCGACCGCATTCTTACTGACAGGAACATAATAAGTGACAGTGTCACCATCAAAATCCATGCCATACGGACCGACAATAGAGGGGCTAACCTGCACGGTATCGCCCTTGACCAGCACCGGGTCGAATGCCATGACGCTGTACTTATGCAAGCTGGGGGCACGGTTCACTATGACGGGACGCTGCTTGACGGCATCCTGTAGAAACTTCTGCGCACGATCATCACGATCCTTGACCATTTTTATGGCTGCTGTGGGCCCGTAACCATGTCGTACCATAGCGCGTACCACAAAAGGCTCGTAGACATCCCATGCCTGCTTGATCGGAATGCCCATCTGGTTGAGCTTCAGCGCAGGATTGGGGGTAACGACGCCACGACCAGCTACATCCATGGACGTGCCCAGTATACGGCGATGGTATGCTCCCCGCTTAGCGCTACCCTTACCAAATACCCACTTGAGCAGCCCTTGGACGTTCTTCTCTTCCAGCTTAGCATCGTCCGGGTCGTATAGGCCAGTAAGGGCTTTGTATGACTTATAGATATTGCCGCGCGCACCCTTGAGCATCTCGTCTGGGAGCCTATCCTTGGCGCTGCGCAGGTCGTCCCTGGCGAATACCAGGCTACGATACATCATATTGGCGTCCGCACTGACATTGACACCTTCGAGCTGGGTGACCGGGCGGAACTTGGGGGGCAGCACTGGGATACGCTCCATCATGAAGTCCTTGGGGTGCACTCCCTGCTCCTCCATGCTCTTCAACGCTCTATAACGCTTGAGGGCCTTGTCCTTCTTGCTTGGCTTACTATGCTTCAGCTCCTGCAGTGCACTCTTGACCTCGTTTTTAAGATCCAGCTTCCCGAGGGCCGCCTTTATGGCATTACCACCGCTCAGACCATTGAGCTCTTCCTCACCGTTCATAATGGCGTTGAATCTCTTCTGGGTCATGTTGAGTATATTGCTCATCGACCGCTCCATCACCGGGTTGGGCATAGGCTCGTCAAGCTGGATGTATGCCCAGTCGTCACCGTTGTGGCCAAACAGTTTGGGGTCGAACAAGCCGCCGTCGATCGGCTTCATGGTCTTCTGGTCGAACGTCCTGGCTATCTGCAGCTCATGGCCCTTGCTCAGCTTCCTGGCCTGGTCGTTGGTCATACCGAAAAAGTTGACGCGGTCACTGTTCTCATCGACATTGATTCCTGCTGCCTGCAGGTGCTTGTAAAACTTCTCGTGGACAAGGCTCTTGCCAGGCACCTTTGGCATACGCCCCAGTCGGAAGTCACGCCAAAACTCGTCATTAGACTGCCCTCTTACCAGCTTGGCGTCCTTGAGAACCTGCATGGCGCCATGGCTTACCACGGCGGACGTGTGTAGCCCGCCCATCTGCTTGGCTCCAGCAGGTCCACCACGAAGCGGCGTTTCTTCCGCCGTAACGCCGCCGACGCCGCGCGCGCCTATCTTGTCCTCGGCTACATGCATCATACGATGGAAGAATGCGTCGCCAGTCAGCACTTCAGGTATCTTGCGGCCGGTCTGTGGGTCGTATAGATCTTCGTTCGGAGAAATTCCGGAATCCCGTAACTTCTGCTCGTAATACTTGATGAGGTCCTTGTCCTCGAAGCCTTCCACAGCCTCCGGCTTGCCTGTGTGCCTAGCCAGCTTGCCGGCCATTACTTCGACCACCTGCATGGGGTTGACACGGCCTATGATACCAAGGCTGTTGGCCACGACGTCCAAAGGATTGCCGTCCTTATCCAGCGGCATCTCGCTATCAGGTAGCACATTCACTACGCCTTTGGCTGCATACCTGTTGGAGTTACCCGACCATACTGTCTTCCCATTACGCCTAGTGTAGAGGATGTGGTTACGTTCCAGCTCTGGGCAATAAACGTTACCTACGTAATCAACCCACTCGTCGGTCTGGGCCGATTGCTTCTTAACGTGGCTATGATTGATTGTAGGCTGGTTCTTCTGCCGGTATGTAGATACTATATAAGATGGCCTTATCGTCTGTACGGTCTTGCCGTTTATGACGACCGGGTGTTTAGGTATAGCTTTGCGCTTGATTGTTGCTGACATGCCGAGGTGTAAGCATACCCTCTGCCAGTCTCCCGCTAGACGGTATGACGTGGTATGGATACCATGCCCAGACTGAGTCCTGTACCCATCACCGAACATAAACCACTCGTAGAACACCGCAATGCGCTCAGGAGGCAGTTCCAGGATATTCTCTGGTATATACTTCTCGTATGACTTGCCAAACTGTCGTAGGTATGTGGCCCAGTGCTTCGAGTATACCCTCACCTTATCGCCCGTCGTGGACCACTTAAGTCCAGCCGCATCAAATGCATCCCGGACTATCTGAGGGTTGTCCCCTTTGGCAACGCATATATCGAATGCGTAGTCAGATGTCTTATCCTGCCATACTATATTACCATCAGACAGGAAAAGACCCATAACCATTAAATAGGTGTCAATCGCTACTTCTGGCCCTTCCACCAATGTCGGGTGGCAGTCGTTCTTTCCATGGGGCAATGTCTTATAGACATCGGGAAGCTTAAATGTATTAGCGTCTTGGCCTAGCCAGGTGCCGGTCTTCAGAAGCCTATACCGGCTCATCCCGTGTAACCTAGAGGACGGTATGAGTTCATAAGAGTCTTTGTGCCTTAGCTTGGCATAATGCTTATGGTCCGCTGTCGTGCAGAAGTTCACCTGGGTTGTATTGACCATATGCATACGCCCTTCGTGGGCATATTCATGCAGGTAACTCACTTCAACGTACTCGATCTCGTGTGTATCGGGATTAAGGGAAGCCACCTTGTCCCCGGACATAAGATCGGATACGACGCACCAACCACGCTCGGTCAGGACTTCGGTCTCTTCGTCATAGCACATCTTGTCCCCGTTCTTCATCGGGATATTGGCGCGGACGTAGACCGTGGCATGCTTATCACCGACATCCACATCGACGACCTTTCCTTCATACTTGTGCTCCCAGGTCTGCGTGAGGGCGGTCTTCGTCTTGCGGCCCATGCTGCCTGGTTTAGGGTCGTTCTGCCGTACGGCGACGATGAGGGGATCTCCCTCCCTGACGACCGTTCCTCGCTTGACGATACCTTTCTCGCCGATAGTGCCCATCTGCTCCTTGGTGAACTTTCCGGAGAACTTACCCATGAACGCCTTCTTGTCGAAGTCGGTATTGCTGGACACCGGTATGCGGCTCTTGTACATCTTCTCGGCAGCCATCTTCTTCGCAGCGCTCGCACTTATGATGATGGCATCCTCGAAGTTCATGCCCTTCCAAGGCATGTAGGCTACACGCAGATTCCTACCCTGGGCCGCGACACCCTCATCGTCAGTGTAGTTAGTCGTGCTGAGTACCTGGCCCGGTTTGATCTCGTCACCGACCTTTACCTGCGGAATACTGCGCATATAACCCTTCTGGTTGAAGGGATGGTTGTCGTAAAGCTCATATACCTGGGTGCCTTTGACCCCACGAACGACGATCTTGTCGGCGTCTATGCTGGCCACCCTGCCCCCATCGGAGGCTTTGTTGACGCCGAACATTTCGCCAAGCTTGGCTTCTACCGTGGTGTCCCGGTGCTTCGCCCGGAACAATGGGGCCTCCCGGTGTGCCAGCGGCATGCTCTGTCCGCCGTACTTACCACCCATATGCAGCCTGTTCGCCATGATGCCGTTCTTTCCTGGTACGGCGTTCGCCCCAAAGCTGTACATGTTCGACTCATCCGGAATGTAGAAGTTCACTTCCTTCTTGGGCACGATACCGATGCCTCTGCTTCCACGGAAGGCCGGTACGAACTTGCCGTTGGATTGCATCTCTTTCTTGGTAGCGACTTTGCTGCGGGCCGCCGTCAGACTGTCCACCCACCGCTCTTCGCCCGTACGCGCGTCTATCATCCTGGTGTAGAGTCTACCATCGTCACCCTTGCGGACGCCCTGGTTAAGATACATATCCAATCCGACACGGGTACTTTCGACTGATCGTACCGGATCGATGAAGCCCGCGAAGCTGTCTTGTACGGCGCGGGTTTCCGAAGGTGCCGTACGTCCACTGGCTATGCCACCTTCACCGATTCGGGTAATCTTGGTGGATAGGTCGATGGCGGAGAATGGGCTGCTGCCATCTATATAGCCCGCATGCTTGGACTCGTTAAATATTGCGTCCACGTGCTTATTGAGCGGAGCTGGGGGAATATCCTTGAAATCGCCGCTGCGACTGATCCGCCACAGTAAGTTTCTGGCAAGCCCTCCGCCGTCCCTGATGATCCTCTCCGCGAAATAGTCCGCCGGGCCGTCTATCTTCTGGAACTCAAGGCCATCGCGATAGTCGGCTTCCTCTTCGCCCTTGCTCAGCCTTATGATCTTGGCACTGGACTCGAGCAGCGTCTCGGGGGTGATCTTCTTATGGGCGCGCCCAAGCGTCATCTCCGTCGCCACGGGGTCCAGTTCGGACTTCTGCAGCTGCTCGAGCAGCTCGTCATAGTGGCTCGCGTAATCGGCGGCTACCTTGGAGACTCCGCCTTGAAATCTGTGTACCGGATTCGGGACGTCACTGGCCTGCCTGTTGACATCCAACAGCTCCTTGCCCCAACTCTTCTTGATCTGGTCGTCCGTCACTCCTGCCCGTTTAAGAAGAGGATACAGTTTGTAGCCTCTGGTGCCCTTGCGCACGCGCATGATACCCGTCTTGGGGTCCAGCTCTATCTTGAACTGACCACCAGTCCCCTGCTTTGGATTGACATGGGCCTCCACAAGCCCGTTATCCTTCTTGCGGGAGTATACACCCGGAGTCAGGCGGAACATATAGTTGATGGCCTTCTCGCTTCCGTTGCGAATAAACGTGCCCCTGCGGGTCATGTAGGGTACGTTCATGAGTATCCGAGGCTGGCTCTTCTTGACCTCCCCGGTCTCCTTGTTCGTCAGCACCCAGCGTCCACGAAGCTTCTTAGTGATATTGGCGTTCTTGAGCGTGGCGTTCTTTTCATCTCGGAGTGTAGGCTCCTTATCATCGTAAGTGAGCTCGTCGACACTGAGGACATAGCGCTCGTTCTCCACCGGAAACCGCTGAAGAAGCGCGGCCTTGGTGTTGTTGAACAAGCGCTCACGAACGGCCCTATAATCCGTGGGATCGTAAGGCTCTGACTTGACCGGGTCAAGCAGTCTTGTCTGGAAGGCTTCAGGCATTGTTTACACCGTGGCTATGTTACGTGACAAGGTATCGGTGGGATCGATCTCCTGGTCCTCCAGGGCTGCCGCTTTCAACTTATCCGGGTCTACCCGTGGGCCTGAGCCGGTGATATGCTTGTCCAGCGACTTCTTGATACGAGGATCGATGGAGCCGATGATTGCAGGCGGCCTGGATTGGAGGGCCATACGTTTGGCGGCCTTCTCGGCGGCTTTTAGCCGCTGCCTGTTCTCGTCGCGGTCGTCAGCCCATTGTTTGCCGAAGTACGCGCCGCCAGTGAACGCAGTCAGCGCTGCCAATACGGCTGCAGCCGGAAGCGTATCCAACCAGGAACCTTCACGGCTCTTGTCCTTCGCTGGCATTCCAGCCAACAGTTTATCCTTCCAGTCCTGTAGGATGGAGCCCGCATTCTTGTTGAGGACATTCTCGTCCAACCCGCGCATCTCCTCTGAACGCTCACGTTCCACGTCCGTGAGGCTCGGGTCAGGGCTGAGGATCGGCATAGCCGCCCTTACATTGGTTTCGATCTTCTTGCGGCCCTGCTGCTCTTCCTTCTTACGCTCCATGGCGTTCAGGAGATACTTCAGCCCGAAGGAGAGCGTGCCGTACGTCGAGGCCAGTGCCAGCGTCTTGAACAAAAGCATGTCAGTATCGGTGTGCTTCGATTGCATGCTTGGCTTGAACCATTTTGGAACTACAACCTGCCCACCGAATCCTTTTACACCCTGGAAAGGGTTGAACATCGTGCCGATCATTCCTGGAGGTATGTTGACGGCGGCTTCCTTGCGGACAGCCTTGAGGATCTCCAGATTGGTCTTGCCAAGTCTGTTCAGATTCTGGCGGATGCGCTCCTGCCGATCTTTCTCCGCCTCTGCATCGGTCATTGTGTTGGCACTTTTGTAGCCTGCCAGACTCGCCAACAGGACCGCAGCAGCTGGGATGGCCATTCCAAGCGATTTAGAATCAAGCAGAGCTCCATCACCCTGTCTGGCCCCACCTTCGCCGCTTACGCGCCAACCACCACCGAGATCCAATGAAGCGCTGGCTTCTTTTCTATGTTGTTGCACGGGACATATCCTCCGGTTCGATATATTTATGATGTAAAAGCCTCAAAAATACCTTCCAGGTCTCGAGCCTGGGTATCCACTCCGACTTCTCCTCGGAGATCTGGGCCCAACCAAGGGCCACTTCGTTGAGAAGCTCGGCGTATCTGTCCCGATCCTTCTCTTCGTCCATGGTGAAGATGTAGACCTTGACCTCCGCCCTGCGCCTGGGACGCATGGACGCCGGGTCATCGTTCTTCAGATTCAGAGGGGGGCCGGTATAGGGCAAGCCCTCATACATACCATCGATGTGTTCCCCGCTGGGTCTCTTGGCGCCTTTCTTCATACGAACATATCTCTCTTTCTGCCAACTGGAGCCTTCTTTGATTGATCGCGCAGCTTGCGTTTCAGTGCATCCATCTTGCGTTGCTGTAGTCCAAGCTCTTCCCGGACCTTGACGTCCATAACTCTGTCCTGGATAGACTTGATGTCGCTATCTGCTGGTGAGGTCATCTTGGAGCCGACGACACCGGAAACCAGCCCGGCAGCAGCTGGAACTGCGATCATAAGCCCAAGCAACGAAAAAGCGTTCTCGCTGAGTTCCGCCCCGGCTCTGAGGGCACTCCCGCCTGCTTCCTTGTTCAAATATTCAGTGCACCTGTCCATGTTGTATCTCCTACGTTATAAGTCCACTTGTTCTCAAAGCATTTGCAATCCCGCCGGCCATACTGGCGGCCCGCGTTATGGGCGCTGGTAGTGAGAAGATCTTCCCCAAAGCATACCCCGCCACTGCACCTCCTGCATATCCAAGGCCTGCCCTGATGGCTCCAGCAGTAATGTCGGCCATACTGGCATTACCCTTCTGATCAGGCGTCTTGTTGAAAATGGTGCCTATGGCCGCCTTCTGGCTGCTATTCAGATACGGGTCGTTGGCAACGATCTCCTTTGCATGGTCCAGCGGAATGATGTCCTGCTGCATGATGGCTGGATTGGCATACAAGTCCGCTTCCTTCTTCAAGGAGCCTTCCTTGTTCATATAATTCCAGTCGGTCATGCTCTTCCACGGGTACTTGGGGTCGAAATGGGTGGCTACGCTCAGGCCGCCGCCAAGAAGCGCTGCCACGATCGCCATACGCTTGCGCATGCGCTTTATTTCTTCCTCTTCTTCTATAGGCTCAATTGGTTTTACACCAGGCATCTTGTTGCGGACGGCCAACAAGCCTTTGGCAAGCCAAGGAGCCGTAAGGTATGCGCCGCCGGCAGCAAGCCCGGCAGCAGCCAAAGCGCTGCCTATGGGTGCTCCCGTGACATTCTTCCAGCCACGATAGGCCTTGGCAGGCTCGAACGAGGACAGCCAGTTGGGTTTGAAAGCCTCCCCGGGCTGTACCGGTCCCTTACTCTTGTCTCGGCCCGTCATCCTCTCGAGTAAACTGGCTCTGTTCTGTGATACTGGTGGCATCATTCACCTCTCATGAAGCTCATAAACTTGTTGGAAAACGCCGGCTTTGGTGGCTTCTTGTAGAAATTCCTGTTGTACGCCCATGCGTTCGGGTCTCTGGCGGGGACCGTGGAAACTTCCTTCTTATCGTCGTCATCCATAAGATTGGCCAGTCCCAGTACGGCGCCCGTTCCGAGAGCGGCCGCTCCGATCCACTTGCCGTGGGTGCCCATGAAGCCCTTTACCTTGTCCCAGATCATCTTATTCCTCTCGGTTCTATAAGTGTCCGGCATGCTGGACAGACTGGATAGGTACTTCTTCCTGTACTCATCTCCGAAACGGGCACGAGCCTTGGAGAAAGCCAATGGGTTTGGCTTTTTAGCCGCCATACGGTTAAGCTGGCTATCGTTGGGGTCCTTAGGGTTGAAAGGGGTACCTAGGTATATAGCTGATGCCAGCCGGGCCGTGGGATTGTGCATCTCTTGTGGTAGCTCCCACCGGGCGTACTCAGACTTAGCCCCCACAGGATCGCTTACGAACCTGGAGAAGCTCTGCATGCTCTGAGCCATAGGCATTCCGCCCTTCGTGAGTATTCCTGTAAAGTACTTGCGCCCCGCTTGCTCCCCAGCCGCAGAAATAAGCTTGGCATGTTCCGGCTTGATCGGCTTTATGAGCATGCCTCCTGACAAATAACCCATCTGCTTAGCCTTCTCCAGCATAGCCTGCGTAGATACGCGCTTGGCCTCTATGGCACGTTGGCGTCCCTCAGCCGCCCTCTGACGGTTGAGGTTGAAGCGCTTCAAAACAGCCTGTGCGGGATCTTCACCCTCGGCCGTCTTGCGCAGTAATGCTGTAGTTAAATAGGTCACCTGCCTACCTCTCAAGTACATTCGGGAAAAGGTTGTCGTCTCCGAGTGTCTTCAGCTTCTTCTCGAGGTCCTGCAACGCTTTCAGCTTGGCTCTTGGCTGCCTGTTGCCAATGGAACTACCTCCAGTAGGTTGGTATGCCTCCCACGGTTCGGCCTTACTGACAGCCCTTCTCCAGTTTTTATAGTAAATGTCCTTATCACCGAGCAGTTCTGGCTTGTACTTAGAGGACACATGCTGGAATGGCAGCCACGCCTCCTTGGCCTTTTTCAACTGGTCAAACGCAGCGGACCTCTCCGTCCGCATATCCTCCAGCTTCTTCTCGAACGATTCTCTGTAGGGGGCTCTGGCCACAGACTGTATCTGGAACAATGAGTCTATGTCTCTTCTCATGTTTTTATAGGTGTCTTCTATACCAGGGGAGGCCTTTTCCAAGGCTTCCAACTTACGCCGTGCAGCAGTTATCGAGGCCTCTGGGAACGTTCCGGGCGCCTTCTTGTTGCGCTCTTCCATGACCGCCAAAGCCCTCCTTGCGGGTCCGACGACTTTGCTGAAATTATCGTAGCGACTCTTCGCCGCTTTATACTTATTCAGGATCTCGGCTCCTTTGGGCCCTTGTAGGAGGTTCCACCTGGCACCTGGATCAGCCATCGCCTCGGCTGTGGCCTCATCGCCGAAGTGGGTCTGCAACGCGGTCATCAAATTCGCATCTTTGAGACCCCAGTGCCTCAGGGCCACGGGATCGACACCTCCTTTGCTGCCTACACCCGCTACACGTTCGTCAATCTCCGGCAACGGCATCTTGTCCGCCCCCGGGAACGGTGGTACAGAAGTCTCACCAGGAAGCCGGGGCTGGAAGGCCTCACGGGCTGCAATGACCCGAGGATTCTCGATGCCATAAGGCAGTGAGTCTGCGTCAAGCACGGCTTCTACAGTAGGCGGCTTGCCAGTGTAGGGCATAGTCTTCACCTGAGCTCCGCCACTGGCATCAGGAGTCTCGCCGGCGTCAGTGAACTCGTCCTCAACGCTCACATCTTCTCCAGCTCCTTCCTTGAGCTTGGTCTGCACGTGCTTTGCCCGCTCTTCAGGAGTCATAGCCTTCTGAACGCTGCTATTGAGAGACTCATGCATCTCAGTCTGCTTGGAGGGGTCGGCACCTGAGTTGTTCACGGTCTTGGTGACCATGTTGTCATAGTTCTTTCCGAAGAAGCCAAACTTACGGGCCATGAACAGAAGAGCACCACCTAGGATAGCGCCCACTACGGCACCCCGCTTACCGCCAAGAAGCGCACCTGCCAGTCCACCTAACAGTACCCCCGCCAGGCCGGACGCCGACGAATATCTGTCCATCGGAGCCTTTTGGGCAGCCGCATGTTGATAGAGAACGGCGTTATACCCAAGCCCGCCATCGGAGAACAGTTTTGTGGCGTACTCCTGGGCGAACGCTTCCTGCAGTTTGTCGCCTTCCAGATCTGGATGCGCCTGTGAGTACTTTGCCAGGGCGGGGCCGACCACTTCCTGGCTCAAAGCCTTGTTGTAATCCGCCATGGCCTTCTTGGCTGCCGCTGCATATCGAGGCTCCTCAACGAAGGTATCCTTGGCCTTACGCTTTATGTCTTCCATAATGTCGGCCGTCTTCTCAATCAGTTCCGCACCTTCACGGGCCGCTATAATGTCTGCCTTGGTAAGCATTATATCATTCCTCCCTCTTCTATGTAAGGGGCGATATGTCTATCATAATCCTCTTGGTCATACATCTCTACTTGCTCCCGGCCCTTCTGCTGCAGCCTTGCAAGCGCTTCATTCGCAGCACTACGATGTTCAGGCGTTACGAAGCCTTCCGCCATAATCTGGTCGGCAGTTATGCCGTATTTGCGCTCCGAATCACGTAGTTCCCTAGCCGCCTGCGTGCTGCTGCGTGCCAGGTCCATGAGCTTCCTGTTGTGCTGGGCGTAGTAGTCACCCTGGGGCTGCTGCGCAGGCTGTGTGGGCTGCGTGCCTATCTCCGTGCGGTTGGAGAGGCCAGGGCTGCCTTGCCCATACATGCCCTGGGTCGAGGGTGCCTTCCTATTCTGCAACGGAGCCGTTCTGTTGAGCTGGTCGTACTTCAACCAGTTGCGCATATCCATAGCTGCCTGCCGGTTGTGTGCGCCCCCTCGTGGATTGACGCTGCGGCCTTCCATCACCCTGTCCATTATGGCCTTGGGCACCGTGACTTTACGGCCACCGTAGTTCGTGGTAACCATTTGTGATTCGCTCAAGTCGCCATACCTGTTCGTGAAGTGGTCATTCCACCTACCTAGGCGCGCTAGCTTCTGCTCGTCGTCCAGTGTGTTCCAGGCTGCAGCCCTCGGCTTACTCCGCTGTACGTTGCCTCCTGTAGCGGAAGAACCGCCTTGCGGCCTGCCAAACGTGGAGAGCGACGTGTTCCGTCCAGTGCCCCTTACCATCTTATTGGGATCTCTGGCAATCTTGGTGCCATCCGCCGCGGCGCTCTTCTTGATGAACTTGGCCAGCGGCTTGGCCTTGGGAGATTGCTTGGCTTTGGAAGGGTGCACCAACGGCGTCTTTTTGCCGCCTTTAAGGCCAATGATAGTGCCTTTGGAGCTCTTCTTCTTGGCTTTGTCACCGCCATAGCCTTTGATAGCCGACCATCTGTCGGTTACGTCGTCAACTGATGGGGAGCTGCCGGCAGTGCCATAAACGGGCTGCTCCGCCATCTTGAAAAGCCTTGGTTGAAACATGTTCAAGCTTGCCTGGTCAACGATACCGAAATAGAAAGGAGCCGCACCGGCGGCCTTCTGCATCTTCTGGTCCACTGGGGCAGTTTTCTGCTCGGCCATCTCGAGTTGCTCGGTGGCCTTCTTCGTGGAAGCATTCTGATTCGCGGCCATCTTGCCCTGCTCGACGCCCATCTTCTTGGCTGTAGCGGCAATGCTGTGCGGGGCTGGAGGTACACTCTGGAATCCCTGAGGAACAAACGCCGGCCCTCCCTGCTTCATGCCACCCATCCTGAACGGCCCAGGTGCTGATGCAGTCTTAGGCATTTGGGCTGCCTGCTGCGCCTGTATTGCTGCGGCCTGCATGGCATTGCCTGGCTCAGGTGCGGGCTGTTGTTCCTGCATGGCCTGCTGCTCAGCGGCCTGTTGCTGCTCGGCCTGTAGTTGTTCTTGCTCCTGCTCGAACTGCTCGGACTCTGCCTCGTAGGCAGCCTTAGCCTTCTCGGCGTTCAATTCGTCACGTTGGAGCTCAAAGTTGTCTTTGGCCAATTTGGCCTTCTGGCGGGCCAGCATAAGCTGCTGCTTCGCCTCATCCATTTCCGCCTGTTCTTGTTCGATGGCGGCTTGCATAGGATCGACTGGTTCTGGCACAGCGGCCTGTTCTTGCGGCAGAGCCTCGCCGGCAGCCTGCTTACGCAGCAATGCCATACGTGCCGTAGCGGCGGAAATATGTGTCATCTAGGAATCCTCCTCGTTTATGTTTTAATATAGCACGGAGGATGGCTACATTCCACCGCCCTGCTGCTTCGCCTGCAACAATGCCTGCGACTGTATGCCCTGCTCCATGTTCTCCAGTTCCTGCTTCACAAGAGCATGTAGCGTCGGGTCCGTCTTTTTCAGGTTTGCAAGCTCGCTCTTCCTTGTCGGTGAGGCGAGAAGTTGTTGTGCCATGCCTGCAGCATCCGCCTGCATCTGGTCCAAAGTAGGTGGACCGTTGCCTGTAGAGGCACCGCTGCCCATAGGAGCCATGCCTCCGCCTGGACCGGCCGGCATTACGCCGCCGGCTGCCGGAGGTGCCGCTTCTCCTGCAGGAAGACCCATATTGGCCTGCGCCGCGTTCGGCGGTATGTCCGAAGGTGCACCCATCTGGACGTACTCGTCGAGCATGCCGGCCTTGGATTCCTTGGCGTTCTCCTCTCTGGCTTCGTCCGCCATCTGCCGCGCTTCTTCCTTGAGGCGCTCGCGCTCGATGTCCGGGTCTATGTTGAAAGCTTTGAGTGCGGTGGTCTGCGAAACTACTCCGGCGCTGGCCAAGTTCAGCTTGACCTGCTTGGTTACCTCGTCCTCTGCCAACGAGGTGTGGATAAGGCGTCCGTTAACCGTGTTCCAGCCCAGCAGCTCGCTGCATTGCTCCAGATACCAGTTGAGCCATGTGACGATCGGGCCGGTGAAGTGGCTCCAGGTCTTCTCGAATGCCTTGAGGCCGATGGGAGGTCCGTTAACCGCCGTAAGCGAGCCCCTATAGAACTCAGTGGCTACACCCATGGTGCTGAGGAGGACGTCTATACGGCGCTCGATCTGCTCGACCTGTTGTAGCTGCGCACCTTCGCCGCCTGCTACATGGTATTCCACCGGAGCTGGAAGGAGGCCCCAATGCGTCGGGTCATTCTTATGCTCCTTGATCATCTTCTTGACGTTGCCCATGAAGTTGCCCATGCCGAACGTCTGCAGCGGGTCAAGACCTGCTTTGCTCACGCCCGGAGTCAGATAACGCAGCGGAACGATGAAGTCCGCGGCTATGGCCTCGTCGAAGCGCTCGAGCATCTGCAGCTGGACGACCTGGCTGAAACAGCTCATGAAGTAGGGTATGCCCCAGCCTTCGTTCTTGCGGTAGCTGCCTGCCGGAGTGGCGATCTCCAGGTGGCGGAAAGTCTTCGGGTTGAACTTGAACAGCTCATCCTCTTTGACGGCTTCGATGAATTCCCAGGGTACGGTGCATAGATGCAGATGATCACCGTCCTTGATCTTGCCAGCGCTGTTGCCATCCACCTTGAGGTAATACTCCCTGTCCCCGCTGAGGCGGCAGAAGTCGATCTGTACGTCTCGTGGGTCCCAGCGGATGACCCGAAGCCCATGCAGGTCGCTCTTGTCCGGAGTGTCAAGTCTGGTGTGTACACCGCTATACCCGCATGACGGGCACTTTGAATGAAATTCCCATTCTTCGAACGTATACCCTTCATCGGGCTCCAGTTTGTCGAGCACCCGGGTCATGGCGCACTCCTGGCACTGGATGCTTCGTTTGATGGGTAGTGTGATGGAGCTGAAACTGTTACCGAATCCGATGAGGTCGTCGCCTATGAGTCCCGCAGTCTCGAGGATGT